ACCAGAAGCTCGAGCGAGACTTCGGTTTCGTGCAGGGCCAGCGGTTTGAAACCCGCTGGAAATGCGTCGGTACTGCTAAGTGTGGGCTGGTTGCGAAAGTAACTTGTCCAGCGCTAGTTGGTGCCGATATGTTCGGTCTTCTTAATCCACTCAGCATTGCGTGGGAGCTAACACCGTTTAGTTTTATTCTCGACTGGTTTATTCCGGTCGGGAACGTGTTAGACTCTCTGTCAGCCACTGCTGGCCTCGAATTCGGTTCTGGGTATATTACCGTGACTGATCAACAAAACTTCTCAGCATCGCTGGCGAGTTTCAGTCCCGGTAGCATATTGGACAGGGGTCATTTTGCCGTAGGCAACTACACCATGCGGAGACAAGTCCTTCCGGACTTTCCGCTTCCTGAACTCTATGCCAAAGAAAACCCATTCTCCAAACCCCACGTCAAAAACGCAATTGCGTTAATACGTCAAAGAATTTAGGCAATGGTGCCTAAATCTATCAAATGAAAGCAGAACTATGCCTCAGATGACTCCATTGGTCCTCAAGGACCGTGGCGACCCGATCGCGACCCACACCTTCATTCCGAAGAAGCAGGCCGCCGATGGGACCGTGACGTACGTGGAATCCACCGGTATCCCCGTTGGGGATCGCCGGATTGCGATTGGCCAGACTCGCTCGGCCCAGGGACGTGTTAAAGCGACCCTTAAGCTGACGATTCCGGTTGTGCAAGACGCCGTTGTTAACGGTATCAGTTCTCCGAAGGTTGTTCGGACGAGCTACGCAGACGTGACCTTTAATTTTGATCCGACTTCGACCGCGCGTGAGCGCGACGATCTGATCGAATTGGTCTATGGCCTGTGTGATCGTACGAATGAACAGACGATGCTGGCACTCGTAGACCTTCAAGGTCTCTGGTGACAACGGCGGGAGAGCGAATCGTGCTATTCGCACTATCGATGATATCGGTGGTGTGTGTGGTGTTGTTCCTTTCCAGTCTTCTCCTTGGGCAGCCGCCTAAGGAGTCCCTCATACATGAAAGAGTTCAGTATGAAACACAAGCGCAATCAGCGTTCGCGGGCAGAAGCCCCGGGCGTAGTGATTCCACCCGACCTGACCGATACGTTCCGAAAGATGATATCTCAGTTGGTGCCATCCGTGAACACGGACCATCTTAAGAGGGAAGCATTCAGTAAGTACGTATCGGACGACACGTTACCCGCGAGTGATCGCAGGAACGCGGCTATCCTTAAATGGATGGTCGTCGAACGTGACAACGAAGCGACGAACCATAGGTTGTTAATTACACCCGAGAGCTATCATATAATGCCTCGGGTCACCTACGGCCGTTTCGTTGATCATTGTCGTAAGGTAATCGTTGCTATCATCGGTGAGACCGTGCCGGAAGAAGTGCTCCTAGGAGCCTTTTCCGGTGGCGCATCGACGAGTCGCAACCGAGCTTGCAGCTTTCCGGCTAGCAAGTTCCTCGGGCAAGCAGACGTGACCCCTCGTGCCTCAGAGCTTTTCGCAGTAATTCGCGAGGATGCTCCAGGGTGGTTAGGGGCTGGTCGTCCTGAGTACCGAGAGGTGCTCAGAGATGGCAACGAGCTGTTTACCGTTCCCAAGAAAACGGATATTGATCGTTGTGCTTGTAAAGAGCCCGACATTAATATGTACATGCAAAAGGGCGCAGGCTCCTTCTTCCGAAGGAAGCTACGCGCAATCGGCATTAATTTGAACGATCAGGCTAGAAACCGATCGCTCGCACGGGAAGGGTCCCTTACGGGACGTTTAGCTACATTGGATTTGTCCTCTGCTAGCGACTGCGTCACCACTGGACTCGTGGCAGAAATGCTGCCTGTGTGCTGGTATACTTTGCTGGATTCCTTGCGGAGCCCAGTTACCGTCATTGACGGATGTACGCACCGTAACGAGATGTTCTCGAGCATGGGTAACGGCTTTACTTTCGAACTAGAGAGCTTGCTCTTTTATTCGATCGCGAAGACCGTTCAATATTTCGAGGGTGTCCGTGGTATCGTGTCTGTTTATGGTGATGACATCATCTGCCCAAGCGAGATTTTCGAGTCTCTGTGTTGGGTTTTAGGATGGTTCGGTTTCACGGTTAACACCGAGAAATCGTTTGCTTCAGGGCCCTTTCGGGAGTCCTGCGGAGGG